GCGGGGAAGGCCACCGAAGCAAATCGAAATAACCGAGGTTAAGGAATTAACCGAGGAAGAGGCTGCTTCGCTTCCGACGAAGGGTAATGTCTCGAACATTGCAAAGATTCGAGACTCCCACCATATGATTGCAAAGCTTCTCGCGATGGGCCTTCGCGTTTCAGAAGTTGCCCTTCGAACGGGCTATTCCGTGACTCGCATCTCAACGTTGAGTCGAAGCCCAATGATGAAAGACTTAATTGCTTACTACCGTAGCCTCGACACAACCGAGTTTATCCAAGAACGAGATGAATACTACGAAACGGTTGCGGCTACGCGAATAATGTCTGCTCGACTAATCAACGATAAACTCGGGGATTGCGAACCTGACGACATTTCATTCCGCGAACTGGTAATGATCCACTCCGACGCTGCCGACCGAACTGGCTATCCTAAGAGGCAGATTGCCGTCAATGTCAACCTGGACTTTGCGGCACGTCTGGACAAGGCGGTTGAACGTTCTAAGGTGCAACGGCTCAAGGTCATAGAGTCGAGCAACCTAAAGTCCGGGCCCGTGCTTAATATCGTGCCTGATCCCGGACCATCCAAACCAACCGAGCCAGACGGATTCAGGAGGCGGATCTAGAGGTGCGCTCAGGCAGCGTCTACCACGACTGATTGCCTTGAGTGCTGCGTGTGGGGTGGAGGTGCTCTTTTCGCCTTGACCGCCTTGCCCCACACGATTCTCCGTGTAGGCATTGGAAGACAAGCTTCTTGACTGGCTAGGCTCAACGTCAACCGATCCCCTCGCTTTCGTCTACGGTGCATTCCCTTGGCGAGAACCGGGAACGCTGGAGCCTTATGATGGACCAGAACCTTGGCAAGCCGACATCCTGCGGTTGGTACGAGATGGTTTGTCGGTTGACAAAGCAATACAAATGGCCACAGCCTCAGGCCATGGAGTTGGCAAGACTGCTCTTGTCTCTTGGCTCATACTGTGGGCAATCTCGACCAAGCCAGATACTAGAGGAGTTGTCACGGCTAACACGGAAACCCAACTCCGAACCAAGACCTGGGCAGAACTCGGAAAGTGGTATCACAGATTCATCGGAAAAGAATACTTCACCTTAACCGCAACCGCAATCTTTAGCATTGATCAAGCACATGAAAGAACGTGGCGAATCGACATGGTTCCGTGGTCAGAACGGAACACTGAGGCGTTCGCTGGATTGCATAACAAAGGCCGAAGGATACTGGTTATCTTCGACGAAGCGTCGGCCATCCCTGATGTTATCTGGGAAACTACCGAAGGTGCACTTACCGATAGTGAGACTGAGATTGTTTGGTGCGTCTTTGGGAATCCTACTCGAAACACAGGGCGCTTTAGAGAGTGCTTTCCAGGTCAACGGTTTGCCTCGGTATGGAAGACTAAACAGGTCGACTCGCGTGAGGTTAGCCTCACGAATAAGGAACAGATTCGTTCGTGGATTGACGCATACGGCGAGGACTCGGATTTCGTCAGGATACGTGTTCGGGGTGTGTTTCCCCGAACGGGCGAAATGGAGTTTATCTCAGCCACCGATGTTGAGGAAGCTGCTCGTCGCGAAGCGCTGAGTCTCCCCAATGATGCCCTAGTAATTGGGGTTGACGTCGCTCGATATGGTTCAAACGAATCCGTCATATTCTTCCGTAAAGGTCGGGATGCCCGAAGCATACCTCCACTTCGGTATCGCGGCCTTTCGACGGTAGACCTTGCTGGCCGTATCAGTGAGGTCTACCATCAATACCGAACAGATGCAATCTTTGTGGACGGTGGTGGCGTTGGTGGTGGCGTCGTCGATGCCGTTAGAGCTTTGCATCTTCACTGCTTTGACATTCAGTTTGGCTCCAAGCCCGATGCGGTTGGTTGGGCTACCGGCTCTGATGGGGAGCGGTACGCCAACAAACGAGCGGAGATGTGGGGTTCAATGCGAGCATGGCTCAAGGGTGGTTCAATCCCAGCCATGGACGACCTGCGTGCCCAGCTTGTTGGCCCCACATACACCTTCAACCTCCGACAAGAAATTGTGTTGGAGAAGAAAGAAGATATGACGAAACGTGGTCTGGAATCTCCGGACCTTGCGGATGCTCTCGCCTTAACGTTCGCCCTCCCAGTCGCTTCACATGCAAACGCGGGTGGAGAGCATCCGCAAAAGCCGCTTGTCGAGTCCGAGTACAACCCATTCGACGAAAAGCACATGAAGGAGGCAGCATGAGCTTCTTCAGCCCTTCTCCACCTCCAGCACCTCCACCACCAGTGATTCCAGCCGCTCCATCTCCACCTCCAGCCTTTGGAACCCAACCGGAAGCGACGAGTAAACCAACAAGGAGGTCAACCGTTCCGACCTTCCTTGGTACTGCAATGGCTCCAACGAGAGGGCCAGGAACAACCCTTGGAGGCGCTTAAGTGCCAACCACGTTTCTAGGAGGCGAGGTGCCAACGGTTCCGCAACGCGATCCTGAACTCGACGTTGCCCAAGGACGGCAGCAGCTTGCTTGGTTAGATCAGATCTTCCCAAGTCTATTCGGCAAAGCAAAGGAGCCAGAGCCATCGCCGGTTGCTTACGGACCACCAATGCCATCAAGGACAGCAGAACGTGCCCTTGGTACAACGGCAGAGGATCCTCAACTGAAGATGGGCCAATACACCGCAGAATACCCAGGTCCATCTGAGGTCACCAGAGCTAAGAAAACCGGCCTTGCCTACGGCACTCCGATGGAAGCGTATATGGAAGGAAAGGGCAAGGTAAGCTTAGTGACCTTCGAGGAGATGCTAAAGAAGAAGACTCCCGAGGCTCCGGCCGGTCATCCTGTGCCAGCAACGGGGAAGCAAGAGGAAGCACTTCAGAAAGGCTGGCTTGCTTCTCGAAGAAGCTCCGTTGCCCAGCTTGGCTTCTCCCCGACGCACACCTCAATGACCGACGACCCGACGCAGAGATTAAACGTAGCTGGCCTATATACCTCCCAGACTGCCAAAGGAAAACCAGCGGATCAGATATGGTTCGACGTAGGCAATCCGTCAGCTGTAGTCCACGAGTCGATGCACCGTGGTATTGAGATGCTCCGGAAAGAGGGTTTGCTTCCTGAGAAGCTAACCTATCATCAGGATGAATTGATGGTTCGAGCTTTAATGCTTCATCATTTCAAGGACATTGAGGCTGTCGGATCTGGTGGCGTTCGATACCCCGACATAACGGAAGCTGAGCAGAAGATTTCCAAAAGTCAGATCAATGCTTTGGAGAAGGCTGCCGCTGACTACATTGCTAAGAAACATCCAATGGGACCACGCTAATGCCAAACGGAAACGGTGCTAAACTCGGACCAGACACCTCCCAACAGGTTGGTGGCTTTGGGCCTTATGGAGCCGGTCAACTCGGTGGTCAACGGCAAGGGCCATCATTAACCAACATCCTCATGGCCGCTTCGGACATGGCTGATCGACGACAACAGGAACGTGAAGCGGGGGCATCGAAGGTTGGAGCAACCGGAATCAAACGACCTAACCGTGGTGCTCGACGAAGCTCAATTAGGGGGATGGTTCGATGATGCTTCGCTTTGACGTTGAGTTCTTCGGCGGGATGCTGCTTGGAATCATTATCGGTGCAGCTGCGTGTTCTTTCCCGGCGTGACATAGGACGCAAGATGAGTTGTGAACTCCGAAAAGACCGCAAATACTGGGCAGAGCCGCAGACCGACATCGTGCAGCGACTGCGCGCAGAAATTGAGCAGCAGGCCAAGGTTTATTGGGAACAGGTGGCCGAGATCGAGCGGCTGACTAAAGAAGTCGACCAGTACCGCGCCGTTGTCACCAAGAATGAAGCTAAACTGCTCATCGAGATCGAGCGGCTGAGGGCGGAATTGGCAGTTGCCAAGGTGCCGACGCACAACTCTGGTCTTTTCGTCCTTGAATGGATGCTTTGATAATGCCCATCCCGCTGACCCCAGGCCGACTTGAGCTTCGACGCCATGTCGAAGGCAGACTCATTGGCTTGCGGGTCAACCGTTACTCTTGGTGGGTTCACGCGAGAGAACTGGCAGACTACTTCCTGCCTAGGAGGTACAAATTCCTAATCACACCCAATATGATGAGCAGAGGCTCTCCAATCAACCAACATATGTTGGACTCAACTGGCACACTTGCTGCACGGAACCTCTCGTCTGGGATGATGTCTGGGGTTTCTTCACCAACACGCCAATGGTTCAAATTGAAAATCGGCCATATCGATTCTACGCAGACATCTCCCATTTCTTTATGGCTCGCAGAATGCGAACGGCTGATGATGCTGGTGATGCAAGAGTCGAACTTCTACCAAGCGATGGCCGTCGTCTACTTCGATCTCGTTATCTTTGGTACCGCTTGTATTCTGATCTATGAGGATCCAACCGATGTTATTCGCTGTTTCACTCCATGCTTTGGGGAGTTCTACGTCGATAATGACGGCATGTTCCGCCCCCTCATATTTTACCGAGAATTCACCCTCACTATTGATCAGTTGGTCGACTGTTTCGGATTCGACAATGTTTCTCCAGCCATGCAACGACAATACGAAACTGGTCAAAAAGCTGGAGCACAGCTAACCCGCGAATTGGTTGTCGCCCACGCAATAGAGCCAAACAATGACGCATACAAGTACGAATTTCCAGATCACTTTAAGTATCGGGAATGCTATTGGGAATGGGGAGGCTCCGCTAGTCCGCAGGGCGGGAGCAGCTTTGCGCCTGGCTTTCTCTCACTACGTGGCTTCAATGAAGCGCCACACATTATTGTCAGATGGGACCTTGTGTCAAATGATGCTTATGGACGAAGCCCAGCAATGGACGCTCTTGGTGACGTTAAGCAGCTCCAACAAGAAGTCCGAAGAAAAGCCCAAGCCATAGACAAGCACGTTAACCCCCCAATGGTAGCAGACATT